TGTAATCTAAATTTACATATTTAATAGTCGATTTATCAAAGGTTAACTTCACAAAACTACTTGATACTTCGGCTATTTCTTTTGGAATATCATTTGATAGAATACAATTTTCAAAACAAGTATCATCCAGAAATATTATCTTCTTGATCTCCATTTTCCCTTCTCCTTTTCTTTAAATTTAATACATAATTTCCTTCTTATTTTTTGAAAAACAATAGCTTCTACCAAACGCATCTAACTGCAACCAAGACTCAGTATATAATCTATTGTCTTCTTCATAAGCCGTTAGATAATGTTTTGTACTTAGCACTACTTTAGAAACTAAACCAACAGTTGCTAATGTTAGTGCTATTTTTGTTTTAGTTTTCATCTTTAACCTCCTAATTTTTATACACTTCTTTTAATTCAGTAAACATGTTATTAATTAATTTGTTAATTTTCCTAAACTGATATAATATCATTGTTAAGGTAGTAATAACTATCGATATAAATCCATTTAGCACGGTTGTAACAAATTCTTTATAAATCTCCATCTCCACTCCTCCTTTCTACTCTCTTGAAATAAGAGAGTTTTTAGTTTGTTTGAATTAAATTCACAATACGTGAACCTAACTTCTAAAAAAAATATCACTAACTTTCTTATTAAAAAAAGTCGCAATTTTAATTTTTGTTTCATCTCTAGGAATACGTTCTTCTAGTTCATACTGACTAACAGCACTTGTTGAAACACCTAATTCTTCTGCTAACTGACTTTGATTAAGTTCTTTAGCTTGCCTTAATTGTTTGATTCTTTTTCCGAATCCTTCCATTTTTTCACCTCCTAACTTCACGTTTTGTGTTGTTGATTATATATTACCACCTATTTTTTTATTTGTCAACACGTATTGTGAATTTTTTAAACTAGAAGTTGATTTTTTTCACAAAACGTGATATTATAATTTTAAGAAAAGAGGTGTTCTTATGAATTTCAGAACTAGATTAAAACAATTAAGAAATGAAAAAAAGATAAATCAACGTGAATTAGCTAATTTTTTAAAAGTTGCACCTTCTACTATATCAATGTATGAAAGTGGACAAAGAGAACCTAATTTTGAAGTTCTTGAATCTCTAGCTGACTTCTTTAACGTAGATTTAAACTACTTATTAGGAAAATCAGATAAAACTACTAAATTAATGTTAGAAGACTCACAACCCACCCAAGGTCTACAAATCCCAGTCTTAGGTACAGTTGCAGCAGGAATACCTATTTCTGCCGTTGAGGATATACTGGACTATGAGGAGATAGACTCTTCATTCCAAAGTCAAGGAGAGTTTTTCGCACTACGAATCAAAGGTGACAGCATGCAACCTAAAATGGACGATGGAGATGTTGTTATTGTCCGTCAACAATCTGACGCTAACAGTGGAGATACTGTAATTGCATTAGTTAACGGAGACGATGCAACGTGTAAGAAGCTTCAAAAAACTGAAAATGGAATAATGTTGTTAAGTACAAATCCTAATTACTTACCTATGTTTTTCACAAATGAAGAAATACAAACTAAACCAGTTGTGATATTAGGTAAAGTTGTAGAATTGAGAAGTAAATTTTAAGGAGATATACATTATGTTTTTTAAAAAAGATCCAGAAAAAGAACGTCTTAAACAAGAACGTAAACAAAAAGAATTAGAACTAAAAGAACAAAAGAAAAAAGAAAAAGAACTGTTAAAAGTTAAATCAAAAGAAATAGCAGATGAAAATAAGGTTAGAAGAACTGAATTCAAGAAAACACTAACTTATCCAGGTATAATGATTGATGAAATATCAGAGTCGTTTAAGTTAAATAACGATTATTTCAAAGTGTTTAAGTTTGATGAATTAGTAGATTATAAACTTATAGAAGATGGTGCAAAAGTTGCTCAAGGCGGAGTTTCAATAGGTCGTATAGCAGCAGGAGGAATCTTATTAGGTGGTGCTGGAATGATAATAGGTGGTTTAACTGGTAAGAAAAAATTAGAAGATCAAGCTACTGAATTAAAGATAGAATTCACAGTTACAGGTTTAAATGAAGGTACATACAGTATCGATTTACTAAATAAACCTATCAAGACAAACAGTCTAGTCTATAAAGGATTAGTAATAAACGCTAAAGAAATAATTGAATTTTTCGATAAAATATCAAATGTAGAATAAATAAAAAAAACTCTCCACCCCGCCAAGAGTATGAGAGTTTATAAAATGTGTATGGTATACACATCGTAGTACTAATAGTATATCATACACATCTACTTAAAATCAAGAAAGGATGTGTATTTTTATGTATAGAGAGATCACGCATAACGGTAAATATAGATACGTTCAATCTTTCAAGGATAAGGACGGTAAAAACAAACGTGTTTCAATAGTAAAAAATAATAAAACACGTGCTACTGAGAAAGAAGCATATGAGGAATTACAGGAGAAGATCAATAAGATTTTAAATCCAGTTCAAGAGGTGCATAATTTAGGTTACTATAAAGAAAAGTATCTGGAATTTAAAAAACCGCTGTTAGCCTATCATTCATATCTAATTTATGAAAATGCCATTAAAAAATTAGATGATGAAGAAAAGTTAAAAGATATCACTAAAATAGTGTATGATGAAAAATTAATGAAGATGAGGGGAGAATTTTCTCCTCAAAATATTAAAGTAATTTGTATTATTTACAATAACTTTTTCAATTTTATAAAAAAATACTATGTCTCTAGCTTTAATGTAAAGTTAGAGTTCAAATTGACAAAAGAAGAAAAAGCTTTAGAATTACAAAAAATAAAATACTTAGAAAAAAATGAAATTCCTAATATTCTAAATAAAATTAAGAATAACACGGTTAGAAGTATAGCCGTTTTACAACTCCACACAGGGTTAAGAATAGGTGAAGTCTTAGCACTTACTCCAGAAGATGTTGATTTTAAGAACAAAACCATTTCAATAAATAAAACAAAATTAACTAACGGAGAAGTCAGTTCACCTAAAACCTTGTCAAGTATCCGAACTATTGAAATATCTGATTTTATAGTTAAATTATTACTTGATTTTATATCAAATAAAGAGTTTATTTTTAAAATCACATATAAAACTATAACAAGACATTTACAACCGCTAAATATTAACTCACATATATTTAGACACACTCATGTGGCGTTGCTTATAGAAGAAAATATACCTATCAAAGTTATTTCTGAAAGATTAGGGCACTCAGATATTAATACTACCTTATCAATTTATACTCACGTTACGAAGAATATGAAAATAAACTTAAGGAATAAACTTGATAACCTTTCCCCATTTATTCCCTATTCTTAATAAATAAAATGCACCGAGATTGATATTAAAAGCCTCAGTGCATTTTTTTCATATTATTTAGAATTATATTTACTCTTCTAAATTTGAAATATAACAAAAGATAATAGGTGTATAAAAGGTGTATTTACCAATATATCAGAGTATATTTATCGTATTTCAAAATATAACAGGAGTATTCAAAAATATAATAGATTTTAACAAGTATTTAGATGCTTTTTCCCTAAATTTTCCCCACGAAAAAAAGCCCCTTATTTTGGGGCTTAAATTCTATCGTGTATTATGTAAGAATGATAATATAATTTCATCACGATCTAAAACAGCTTGATATTCTTTCATATAAAACTGATATGATTTATCACAATCATCACCACTATCAACCTGGAATATTAATTTCTCGTATTCATCTTCTTCCATATTTCCTAAATGTGCTTTTAATTCATCTACTGAATAGCAACAAGTGCAATCGTTAGGTTTATCATCAGTCCAGTAAGTCACTGTTGCTCCTTCATCTAATACTAACTCATTAACAACAATCATCATTTTATCATAATTTCTCATTTTTAATTCCTCCGCATATCTAATTAATTTTTTTGCTACTTTAAAACTCATATTTTCTAATTCATACTTACCACTTCTGTAATTTTGAATAACACTCAGTGTCAATCCTGTATCTTTTGAAATTCTATAATCAGTTAAATCACTGTTGAATAATTCTTCTATTTGTTTAATTGCTTGATCTATCATATTAAGCTACCTCTCCGTATGCAAATGTAACGTTTGTGTGTTCTTTTTTAAAGCAACTTTTCGGTATCCATTTTTCAAAAAGTCCATACTCAGTAAAGAATGCTATTTTATAAGCTTTCTCAGTTTCTTTTACAATAACCTCATCTTCAATTTTAATTAGTGCTTGACGTTGTTTTGTTGTGAATTCTTTGTCAAAGAACCATTTAGCAATTCCGTAAATGTAATTTTGGCTTTCTCTATCAAAAGCTTTATCTTCTTTGCTAGTTCCTAAATTGTAAATAGCACTTGAGATAGCTTGATTTCCAAAACGTTTTTTATCATACATTTTAACTTGTCTGTAAACTTCTTTTAATGCTAATTGTAAAGCTAATTGATAGTTTCCTACTTCTTTTACAATTCCTTTTGCGATTTTATGTGCTGTTGTGAAGATGTGTTTTTTAGTCATTGTCTTGTCCTCCTGTTCTTTACATTATTAATTATACCTTATATAAGGTATATAGTCAATAGATATTTTAAAACTTTTTAAAAAATTGCATAAAAAAACAACCCCCACTAAAAGTGAGGGCGTTGTAAGTGTTTTTATCCTTCGTATTTGTAGGTTGAAAGGACAAATTTATTTTAACACAAATATATTTTAAAATCAATTTAGAATACACTAGCTTCAACTAAATATTCATCCTCTAGCCATTGATTGCTAGTGTGTGAACCAATTCTACTCCAGCCATTTTTCTTTTCATAAACGTACACTTCAGTACCTTTTACCATGAATTCCTTGTCGGTGCTGTTTACGTTAGGTTCAGTCTCAAGGTAATAATCTTCGCTTAAATAACCTCTGTAATATGGTTGCTCTCTATTTTCAAGTGTTGTGTTGCTATCAAGTACATCTAACTCAACCTTAGTTGGTGCGTTAGTTACCACTCCACTTTCAACATCTTTTTTAAACTGTTCTTTAGAAATACCCCATTTAGCTAAATAAGGATATGGATCTACATGGTCTGAGAAGTTGTCTGGTTGGTTGTAAGTGCAATAATAATGCGTTTTGATACCTTCTAGACTATCACTATCAACTGTTACTGGAATTCCTCCCTGTATAGCTAAATCTCTTAGCAACTGAATATAAATTTCATAATCAGCTCTAAACTCCTCATAAGTTCTATGGCTTTCAATAAGTTCAACTGCTGCGAACGTTTCATTGTTCCAACCTCCACCAACGTCCCAAGCTCCTTGACCTACATATGCTGTTTGGTAAACTTTACCATTTCCAACTACATGTGTGTAAAATCCGCTGTTAAGGTCTTTATTTGCCATGTAAGTCGCTTCTCCACTAGCTTTACTAGTTGGATTTCCAGTTGAGTGAGCGTGCACTTGTCTGTATGGTGCTACACCAACTTGAGGTGTTTGTCGTAAATAAGTAGTATCTTCAGTATAAGTCATATTTGTTTCATCCTCCGTATAATCAATTTGCGGTCTTATCCAACCTATCACTCCTGTAAAGTCACGTTCGTTATATCTTGCTGGACCTCCAACTGTTAAAGCGTCTGCGTTTCCGTCAATGTTCTGTTCAATAGTCTTAATCGTATATCCGTCACTATCTTCTATTACTACTCCAGTATGTCCGAATTGATGTGTCGGCACTTCCATAACAAACACATCTCCAGCCTTAGGATTAACTCCTGGTGCGTTGTAAATCACTTGTAAACCTTGTTCTTTAGCATTGTCTAGTAAATCAATAGCATTTCCGAAAAGTCTTATCTTCCAGAACGTCCATAAGTAGTAGTTTATCCAGTCAACACATTGACTGCCATAGTATCCGTCAAAATCATGAAGTTTGTTTACTTCTGATTTTAGAAAATCTAGTATTTTTTTAAGTAAAATCATTGTCTCACTCCTTTTAAAATTATATAAAAAAGACTAGATATAAACCTAGTCTTGTGTATTTAAACCCGTTTAAACGTTAATTCAAGAACCCCTGTGTCAGTCGTAACTGCCTTAAAAGGAACAGGGGCATTGATATTTAAATTATACCATTATTTCTCTGAATTATCAATTTCTGAGTTGTTTTTTACAGTTTGTCTGTAAATTTGATGTACACCAACAGCACCAACTCCAAGCGTAATAGCTGTTGCATCTTTAAACAGGATAATTCCTATCAGTCCTCCTAACACTCCTAGAAAGTTAGGAATCATTTCATTTGGAAAGAATTTTGACTCTTTCAAAAACTTCCCTAACATTCCTAAAAGCGTTACTATTAAGAAAACTAACGCTGGTTTCAAAACTTCTAATTGTTCCATAATTTTCACCTCCTTTCTTATGGCAATTGAACAGGCCACGGTTCTTCTGTTAAATAAGAAATTGCACTTACTCGAATATCTCCAATATCTCTATCTGTTGGGATAGGGTCATTGAATGTAAATTGAATGAAATTTAAGTCAGATTTACCGCCTAAATACCAAATTCCATAAGGTCTACCTTTATCGTCATAAGTTGGTCCTACAAGTGAATTTTCACTTCTAAAGCCTTCGGGAATTCCGTTAGGATAAGTAAGTTTAGCCCCTTTGTCTCCACTGCTATTGTGTCTTACAAATCCAGGTCCATTTCGTTTACCTACGCCAAACCAACCCCATTGAAGACCTCCAAATTGATATGTTACTAAATTATTAACACGTCTGATTTTAATGAATGAGTTGCCCGCTCTTGAGACACTGTTTAACGTTCTCCAGCCGGTGTCACCTATTAAGACTTCCCAACCTTGATTTCCACCGTCAGTAGTCTTGATCCATTTCAAAGCTCCATTAGTTTTGTTTTTATCGACGTAAGTAGTTCCTATTTCAGCTTCTACTACACCGTTAGGCATACCTGTTCCGTGAATTTCATATTGATTAGCTGGCAGTGGTTGATTAGTATTAGTTTTGCTTTCTAACGCTGTTACACGACTTACTAAAGCACTATCATTGTATGGTGTTGGTAATTCTTCCTTAGTGACATAATTTGATAAATCAGAAATATAGCCTTTTTCAGCTAATTCAGTTTTAGTTACAACATTATCTTTGAAAGTATTAAATTCAGTAGTATCAAGTTTATTATTTAATTCTGACTTACTGACAGCAATATTTCTTAACACTTCTAAATCACTAGTAGTAGCAAGATGTGTTAGTGGTTGGTGTTCGGTTAAGTAGTGCTTATTCTCTAGTTCTTGCTTAGTCACAAGGCTTGATAAATCTTGATGTTGAGTTAAATAATTTTTAGTGTTTAACACATCTTCTGTTAGGTAGTTTTTACCGTTCAGAACTTCTTCGGTAATATATCCCTTAGTGCTTAGTTCTTCTTTAGTAACCACATTATCTAACCTTTGATGTGTAGTCAGATACCCTTTGTTATTTAATTCTTCTTCAGTAACATAATGTTTAGCTTCTAATTCATTTTTAGTAACTGCATTAGCTAATTCTTCTTTTGTTGCTAAATTTGAAGTATCAACACTACCACCAGTTGTTGATCTATTCTCCAACGCTGTAACACGTTCATTTAGTGGAATATCATTGTATGGTTGCGGTATTTCAGATTTTAAAGCATACGGTGTTAAATCTTGATGTTGTGTTAAATATCCTTTCTCATTTAATTTATCTTCAGTAACAAAAACAGAAGTATCAATCGCAGGCTTATTTTCAAGTTCAGTAAGTCTGTGTTTTACTTCTGTGTCGTCATATTTAGTATCTTTATCTTCTTTAGCTTCCAACGCTACAACACGATTTCTTAAATCGCTATCGTCATACGCTCCACCTGCAATAGCTTTGCTTTCTAATGCTGTTATACGCTCTTTTAGCGGTGTATCGTCATAAACGGTGTCTTTATCTGGTTGTTCCTCTATCAAAGACACTCTTTGAGCTAATGTACTATTATTTAAATGTAGTTCGGTTACATAGCCCTTACTCTCTAATTCGTCCTTAGTCACTAAATGTGAAGTATCAACTGTTGGTTGACTGTTCCTAACCTCTTGCAATTCTTCCTTAGTAGCTAGATCACTTACATCTGAAATGTAATGTTTTGCTTCTAACTCCTCTTTAGTCACAAGGTTGTCAGCTAATGGTTGACTACCACTAACATTTCTTAGTTCTTCTTTAGTAGCATATCCAGATAAATCTACAGGTGGTTTATTCTCAAGAGTAGTTAAACGTTCCTTAACTTCAGTATCGTTATATTGTTGTGGTATTTCAGATTTTAAAGCAAAGTTTGAAGTATCTTGATGTTCAGTCAAATAATTCTTACTAGCTAACTCATCCTTAGTCACAAGGTTATTCACATCAACATTAGGTTTACTCTCAAGTGCTGTTAGACGTTCTCTGACGTTCGTATCATCATAGATAGTGTTATTATCCTCTTTCGCTTCTAGCACGCTAATACGACCTTTTAATTCGCTATCGTCATATACTGTATCCTTATCAGTCTTTAATTCTAATGCTAGTACTCTATTTTTTACTAATTCAAAGTTTGTATTGTCAACTGCATCAGTTTTTTTAGCGTATATTTCTTCAGCCTTAGCTTCAGTTAAAAGTCCTTCTGTTGCTATTCCACCAACGTTTTTTAAGGCTTCTTTTAATTCATCCTTTGTCACAACGTCTAATCTGTCAACGATAAAAGTATTGTTGATAAATCGTTCCTTAACTTCGTAACGGTTCATTTTGTCAATTTCAGATACTTTAACTTTAAACTTAAATCTGAAAGTATCAGATGTTCTTTGTTCTTCGTCAAAATATAAGTAACAAATTACCGTTTCATTTTGAGTTATTAAAGTAGTATCAAACGTTACTTTTACTTTATTTCCTTCTACCGTTCCAGTAGTTTTCCAGATTTTATTACTTTCTGTGAATTTGAATAAAGCTATTACTTGCTCAGTCGTAAGTGTGTCATTTAAAATCTCAAACTCAAAAGATCCGTTATTTTTATCATAAGAGTATAATTCCGAATAACTATCTTCAGTTTTTCTTTCTCTTGTCGTGTTGTCAAAATCTATTTTAATTAATTTTTTCATCTGCTAGTCCTTTCCGTCCAGTTCATCTCTTAATTTTTCTAATCGCTTTTTAATTCCATTCGGAAATGGCACTCCTAAAGCACTTAGATTTTCGATTAAAGATAGACAATATCCAACTGTGAAGAATAATAGAAAAGCTGTTGCAAATTCATTAAAGCCTAAATACAGCATATACGGATATACTGTGATACACATGATTGCAACAATACCATGTTCAATTAATCCTTTTCTGTTTACTGTTGAATTTAGTTTTTTTGTTACAAAAGCCTTTGCTAGTCCAGTTAAAACATCAAGCACAATTATTAATGTAAATGCATGGATATAAACGTCCTTAGCTAAATGGTAATAGCGTTCGGCTAGTTCCGGTAATGTAATTTCCATTAATTAATCTCCTTTCTTTTCAAAATAAAAGAGGGCTATTAAGCCCTCCTTAAAATTATTGTTTGTCTTCAGCAACTTCAGCTAATCCCATTTTATCAAGTTCAGCTTTCACTAGTTTGCGAAGTTTTTTGTTCTTGATCTCATCTAATGTCATTAGTCCATCAAGAATTGTTAATGCTAAATATTTAACCATCATGCTATTTCCTCCTTTCATAATTTCTAAAAATATCATGCTAGACAGTTGTAGCTTCTCTAGAACTGCTACTACTTTCTTTTTCATCTTCATCATCCTCCTTAGCTGGATATGTGATTTTCAAGTGTGTTGCTAAAAATTGTAATTTAGCGTCTATATCTTCAAAATTGTTTTCCCACTCAAACTCCTTAACAACACTTTGAGCTAACGTTTTACGAGTTGTATCAAGTGTTGCTGTTGACTCTTTCAACGCTTTTTCCATTGCTGTAAATTTTTCATTCTCAGCTTTGTTAGGGTAAGTATCTTGATAGAACTGATCAAGTGCCAGTTGTACTATTTCATCTTCTGACTTGCTTAAATGGTCTCCTTTTAGCGTTGTTTCAATCACAGTCCCACCGCTAGTACTAAAAATACTAACAATGGTTGTGAGTACTGCTCCGTTGCTGTCATAAGTGGCACGTGCATAGTTTTTCTTATATGTTGCCATTGATTATTTCCTCCAGTTTAGTTAATCTTTCATTCATTTCATTTAGTTGTGATTTAAGTTGTTGATTTTCGGCTGAGAGTTCTTGAATAGCTTTAATTAGGTAAGGTTGCATTTCAAAAGGTGTATAAGATTGAATACCGTTTGGATAAACTAAATGTGCTTCATTCATGTGAATTTCAACATCTTGTGCCATTATCCCGCATTTAATATGTTTACTTTCTTTGTCGGTCGGTAATTTAATATCATAATCGTAGCATTTAAGATTATTTATTATTTCTAATCCGTTAACTTCTGTCGGTTTGATGTTTGATTTGTAGCGTCTATCCGAACCACTCATGGTTACATAATTCCAATATTGTGCTAGTTCATCATCTTTCGGGCCAACTGATCCTACATAGTATCTTATCCAAGTTTTACCGTTTTCTTCTTCCATATATATTTTCTTAATATTTGGAGAATAAGTATACGTTCCAGTTGAATAGTGAATTACTCCACCGTAAACAGCCATTCCCTTGGCAAAAACTGGCGTATTCTTGCACGTCATAACACCTTGTGCATTTACCCACCATGCGTTCGGTCCTGCTTTTGTCCATTCATTGCCCCAAGCTGCCCAAACTTGAGCACCTCGACTACCTACGTTAACACCTTGGTTTATTCCGCATTCAAAGTTATTAGTTCCTGTTAACCAGTAACTATTGTCGTTAGGGTTGTGTCCTATCCTAAATCCACCTATATCTCCTGTGTAAGCTCTTAATACTCCACTAATATCAACCTTATCAGCGTTGATTTTAACCACGCCTTGAGCAGGTCCTTCTCCTGTTGTCTCCACACTAGCGTTGATAGCTGCTATAACATTATCTTTACTAACTTTAAGCTCAATTTCATCTTTAGTCTGTTTAATAGAACTTTCAAGCCTACTATTCTGTAAGTGAACGTCTTCTGGTGCTGGAGAATATTTTGAATAAATTTTATTACCTTCGCACATGTAAGGAATTGAGATGCAAAATCCAGCATTTTGCACAGCGTAAATCCAAAATGAATATTCACCGGTGTCAAAGTCTCTATCCGCAGTAAATTGATATACTTTCAATTCCCAAGTGTCGCTATGACTATCAATAGTATCCATCCTAGTGTTCCATAAGATAGAGCCTGTATTATGATTTTTTATTTCAGCATAAATTCCTGCATTATTTTGATGCCCTGTAATCCAGTAAAATGGAATTTTTATCGTAAATTGTTGACCTTTACGAATTTTGTTAACAGATAGGTTAAATCCTACACCTTGCCACACATAATTATTGTTGTGTTCTGAAATAACATATAAGTAAGTATTACCTTCATATAAAAACCTTATCTCGTTCGAAGTATTCTGTCTAATCTGTGTATATATACCAACTTGAGATGTTCCATCCCATTTCTTACCGAACACATTATACTCGCTGTCTGAAAGCAACCTACTACCGATTATTAAGTTTCTATTTTCTTCATTTGCTAAAGTTTGATATTTAACTTCTCCTATCGTTGAGTCAAATCTATCAATAGTGCTTTCAAAAGTCTTGTATTTCTTAGTAATTTCTTTTAATTCAACTATATCTGGAACGTTTTCCATTCTAGCGTTTGCGACGGTATTTAAGCCTTTGTAAGTAATTAACACAATAACTTCAAGTGGTGTTCCATTCTGTTCATGATTACCCCAATCAACGTTAGTTATTCCTCCGTTGTTGTCAAAATTAGCATCCCAAAACCCGCTCCAGTCTGTTCTGTTACCACCCTTGTATTTAACCTGTGCATTAAATCCACTAGTTATCTTTTGACCGTCGTAGAACACATCTAAATAAGGTTTAACATCAGTTGTGATTGAGTTTATATATCTACCTTCAAAACGTAAGTTAGCAGTCAAACTGTGACCTTGTAAGTCTTCCTGTGCTATGCTCCAAGGTTGCACCGTGTCACCTTGAATTACTCTAGCGTTAGTAATTTTGATTTTAGCATTAACATTGTCAGCTCTAAATCTAGCTCGTTTACAGTCTAACAAGTTATTATCCATTGTTAACGTTCTTACATACGTTCCTTTTGTAGGATTGATATCCTGGCCCATCCAAACACGGTATTGAACATCGTCATGCCATTCAAAATTTAATTTACTGATTTTCTTATTGCTTCCGTTAGGTAAGACTTCATAATCAGCTATGAATGTTACTTTATCACCATTTTTAAAACCTAAATCTCTGAAATTTTTGTCATCAACAAGCTTAAAAGCTTCTTGAACATCATGGACATCATTAATAGCTAACAATACTTTCTCATCAGCTGTTCCGCTAAGATAGTTTCTAGCGTAAGACTTACCGTCCTGTCCGTTTTCACCTTTAATCTTAACCCATTTATACTTCCTATAATCAGTACTATCAGCAACTTCAAAATCACTGTAAGTCCCGATGTACTGCTTACCAGTACTGTTAGTTGTGCTAAAATCTCTGTCTCCTGTAGGGCTGTTAGAATAAGCTGTATGGAAATATGGTGTACGACCATCAGCACCTTTAGCTCCAGGTACACCGTTTGCTCCGTCTTCACCTTTAATCTTACTCCATAAATAACTACTTGCTGTTGTTGGTGGAGTTTGGCTTGTTCCTGTATAAATTCCAATGTATTTCAAGTTGGAATTGTCACTCATATTAGCACCGTTTGAATAATCGCTGTACTTACGGTGAATGTAGTTACTTACTCCATCTTCCCCCTTCATTTTGAACCACTTATAAGCAGTCTTATCTGTTGGTTGTGTTGGAGATGTAGTCCTTGCAACTCCCATGTATTTCTTAGGTTCACGCCCGAAATTACTACCATCAGCATTATCTGAATAAACTATATGTGTATATTTATCATTCGTAATTGATGTTTGTTGCAAATCAAACCATTCAAAATCACTTGCTACTGGTGTGCCTTCTTTAAACACATAACCGAAATATCTATACTTATGATACTGTGCTGGTTCGTTTACTGGATAATCACTATAACGCTTATCACCCTCGTATATTACGAACCAATCAATTTGAACACCCGTCCAGTCTTCATCTTCGGGTACTAAGACGAATTTAAATAACACATCATCAACGTCGTTTGTTGTTGTGAATGTTATTGACTTAGTTTCAAGTCCTCTGAATTCTAACTGACCCCAACTGTACTGCTCACTAGTCTTATTATTTCTAAAATAAGCCCACAACTTATTACTATTCCCTTTAGCCCTAGCTGTCAGAGTGTATTTAGTGTTAGGTTTAAAACTTAAAAACATATTAGCTTGCCAAATATCGCTAATATCATTATCGTTAACAATATTTACTCGTGGTCTGTTTTTAGCAAATAACTTAGCATTTTCATCTGGTTCAACAAGTGTAAAATCAAGTCCATTTAAGCTATTAGAATAAGCCTTGTATAGCTTGCCGTCCGACTTAATCTTAGTCCAACTATACTCACTAGCACTTGTAGGGGCTTGTTGCTTGTCTCCAGTGTATATTCCGATGTATTTTAGCGTTGAGTTGTCACTCATGTTTCTACCATCAGCAAAATCACTGTATTTTTTATGGATGTATGAGCTTTTACCTTTAAGTTCTTCTTTAGTCGGTAAGTTTTTCTTAATATCACCTACTATTTCCTGCACCTTACCGTTAACTACTGTTTTTACCGCTTCATTAATAGCACTTTGCTCCATATGGAATTCTCCTGTGTCTAAATCCCAGTAACTTCGACCGTCAGCAGATTGAATACGACCAGCTCTTAACACACCTGTATTAATTAAATCTAACGTTGCACCTCTTCCATCAAGGAATGTTTTCCAGTTCCACTCTCCTGTAGGTTTTTTGCTGTTCGCTATAGCAATTTTTCCAGCTCCCATATAAACTACTTTAGTAGGATTTTGATCAATAGGCTTATCGAATGAATAATATCCAGCAGGTACTTTATATTCATTATCGGCTTTTAAGTCATAATTATAACCATCTTCATTAATCAACTTATCAGATAGTCTTTCTCTTATCTTATCAAGCCAATAAACTGTGTCGTCTTGAAAGTTCTTCATCTCTTTAGCTAATTCAATAGTTCTACTAAACGGAGATGTATTAACCTTATCACCTATTCCAAATTCAGTAAGTTTATTGTTAACTAAATTTCTTTTAACCTTAAATACTCTTGTTTCATATTTAATACCTAGTTTAGGATTAAATATCCCAACAGTATCACCTAATTCAAGATTACCAATATTTAAAACCTTAGCACTATACTCTACTTGCATCCTACTATTTTTTTCAAGCCATTCATAAGAAAGCCTTAATAGTTTTTCTTTATCCGTTTCATCTTGAAATTCAACAATTTTAATACGTGGTTTAGTACCTTTTTCAAAACCGTATAATTTAGTCATAGCAGGTATTTCCACGTACTCTTGACCTACTGGCTTATCAACTGGTTGACCGCTTGTTCTTCTCCATTCAACGTCTTTAAATGATATTCTACGACCATACCCTCCTGTGTCAGTCTCTTCACCTTTACCACGACCAACAACTGCTGTATAAATCGCACCTTGTGACTTCTTCTCACTAACTGTTAGTAAGTCTCTACCGTGGACAAATACTTTTCCGTTCCTTGCTCCCAGTCTAGTGAAAACATCTAAATATCTTCCTGTGATTTTCCCACGACTAAATTCTAATCGTGGTTTAATCTCAATCTGTGTCGCTTCAATCAATTTACTTAAAGCTTCCTTACGTGTCACATAGTAGAAATTCCCTGTATATCTTCGTTGTATGTTAACTGTACCTAGTTGCCATCGTGAACCATCTAAAATAGTTGTCAGTACTCCTACTAATTCTCTATTAGTTGGTCTGAAGTCTTTTACGTATCCGTCACTTTCCATATCGTCAAAAAACGTATGCACACCGACTATTTTCACATCAGTAGTGCTAGTTTTTGTTACATGGTCTATTTTATACAGATGAAATATTCTATTGTCAGAATAATCTTTATGTCCTATATAAGAGGCTTTCTCAATTAATTCAGAATATACCACAGTACATTCTATCGTTTGGATTTTATTTATTTCTTCGTTCTGAATACCTTCTAACGGGCTTACAGTCCCTATTAGCTTTTCATCGTTGTTAAACAGAAATAATTTCATTAATACATCCTCTCTTTCGTATAAACTTCTAACACTCGACTGTTACTGCAAGTAATAATATCACCTTGTTTTACTGTAAAATCAAAGTCACTTTCCACAAAATCAATTAATTCACTTCTTACTAAGCTGTTAAGTTTTAACGGATAATCTTTGTTCAAATCAATCTCAAGCACATCACCAACAGCAAATGAAGTGTGATTAATTATTATCTTTTTGGTAGTAGTTTGATTTTTAATGATAATCTTATCGCTAACGCTATTTACAATTACTTTAATGAGTTCTGGTGTGAATTCATTTCTATTGTTAGGTAATTTAGTTATAGTCACGCTGTTTACTCCTGTGTCTTTATCAGTCTCTTTATATTTATACGGATCTAAACACAAGAAAGTAAATGTTGATACCACACTGTTTGATGTTTCTTCTATGTCCCCAGTTTTTTGTAAGATAGCATCAAACGAATATTCTGGTTCATCTGTGAATTTTAAAATCTTCGGTTCATCTGAATGTAACAACATATTTAACTTATTGAATTTTTTTCTAAAATCTTCGTTAGTTGTTGCTTTCATCTGAAATTTAACCACAATAGGTCTTACCTCTAAATTTCCATATAAAAAATATTTTCCGTCCGTCCCTGGAATATCAGTTGAGTTTATGTTCTTACTTAATAAACCCCGACCACTTACTGCTAACGTTCGAAAACCTTCTAAATCTGTATCGATATTTACACCATTAAATATAGTTTGAATAGAAGAGTGTAATTGCTCTCCTATTTCATTAGTATTAATAAAATTGTACATTTACACTCCTCCTAAATTGAATAAACTTCTTCTAGCTGTACCGCTTCACCGTTTACTTGATTAATATCACTCACAAAGGCTCTAAAGTCCTTATTACCTAATTTGAATGTAATTACCATAGGTTGTGAACTGATAGTATTTTCAACGTTTAAAGCTTTACTTTGATTGATATTAAATCTAGACTCAATAGCACCTGTAATACTTTGTACTTTTGCCATAGTCTTATCAAAGCCATTATCTAAACCTCTATTAAGCCCACCCATAATTGCATTACCAGCAGGAATTAATAAACGTCTATCGACTTCAATCGGCCCTTTATGGTCTCTAATCCATCCAGCTATCCCACTAACAAAACCTTTTACGCTTTCCCAAGCAGATTTTAAACCATTTAAAAATCCGTTCATAATAGCACGTCCGATATCTGTTAAACTGATATTCCTTAACGTATTAAAGATGTTTGTAACCCTACTCACTAAACTTTGAACTCCATTTTTAAAAGTATTCCAAGCGTTTTGAACAGCATTAACCAATCCTTGAATAATGCTTACTACACTTGACTTAATAGAATTCCATGTGTTTACTGCAATGCTTTTCACTGTGTTAATTAAAGTTGTAAAGAAAGCTTTGAATCCTTCCCACAATGCTTTTATTCCGTTAACTAGTCCAGTTACAATTGTTGTGACAGTTGTTTTTAGAGCATTCCATATAGTCGTAGCTGTAGTTTTTAGAAAGTTCCAAATAGCTTCTAATGCTGTTTTTAGCCCTTCCCAAGCATTTTTAATTAATGCGACTGTAACTCCGACTATTGCTGTGATAACAAACTTTATACCTTCCCAAACCATTTGAATAGCTGCTTTAATAGCATCCCAAATCATTTGTAAATCATCTTTAAGTTTTGTGAAGTTACCTGTTACTAAATCAATTACGATTAGTACCGCTCCTAACACAATAGCTTTAATAAATTCCCAAGCACCTTGAATAATCATTTTTACACCTTCCCAAACTGCTGAAAGGCCTTCTTTTAAGATGTTCCATGAATTTATAAAACTATCTATAAACGGTTGAACAACAGCAGAAATAGCACCGACAATATAATTCCATGCAAATGTTGCTGCAAAAGAAATAATGTTCCATATTCCTTGTAAAGTAGCTACTGCACTATTCCAGGTATCTGTTATCCACTGAACCACAGTTTGCACTCCTGTTTTTATACCTTCCCACAATGTACTGAAGAAAGTACCACAAGCACTCCACGCTGTTTTGATAGCTTCCCAAGCTGTAATAAACGCTTGTTTGATAGCTTCCCAAATAGCTATAACTGCATTTCTAAAACCTTCGTTGGTATTCCATAGATAGATAATTAAAGCGACTAACGCTGTAATTGCTGCAACTATAAGTACAAATGGATTAATTGCCATAACCGCATTTAAAGCCGCTTGACCAATTGTTGCCGCTTGTTGTGCTGTTTTAAAAGCTGTCAACGCTGCTCTTGCCGATTCAATAGCGGTGGTTATCATTAAAGCTGTTCTGAACCCGATGAATGCACCAGTCAAAGCAACCACAATAGCTTTATTATCACTTAACACACTAAATAAACTAGTTATTCCACTAACAATCGGTGGTATAACTGTTTTTAACACACTTAATCCACCTGTTACAAATTCACCTATACTATTTATTATTCCAGTGATCTTATCCTTACCAATAGCATCTATTATTTCATTAATCTTTGTGACAATACCTGCTTGCATATTCCCTACTGCACCTTCGATAGTTTTAGTAGAGGTTGCCGCTTCTCTTGCAACATCTGTCATACCTAAATCCATAATAGCTTTATTAAATTCATCAGCACTAATTTTCCCTTGCTCTAACGCTTTTCTAAAGTCTCCAGTATAAGCTCCGTTTTTCTTCAATGCTTCTTGAATTTTTCCACTAGCCCCAGGAATTGCATCAGATAACTGTCTCCAGTTTTCACCAGTTAATTTACCAGCAGAAGCGGTCTGAGTCATTACCATAGCTACTGATTTAAATGTATCTGCATTACCTCCAGCAACTGCATTTAAATTACCTGCCGCTTGTGTTAGTCCGTCATAGTCTTTAATACCGTTTGCTGCTAACTGTGCTGTAGTATTTGCTATCGTGTCTAAATCATACACAGTATCATCTGCATATTTCCTTACACTTGCTGCACTCTTTTCTATAGCACTATTATCTAATCCAGCGAACTGCATTGTACTTCTGAACTTATCCATTGCATCAGATGCTTTGAATGATTCACTAATCAAACTGCCTATATCACCAGTAACTTTAGTAATAGCTCCTGCCGCTAAATTTGCCAATGCCATAGCTTTGAATGTACCGCCGATTTTCTGTCCGCTTTGTTCACTCTTACTAGCTTTAGCATCAAACTTATCTAGCTTTTCATTAATAGCATCTAGCGTGTGAGTAAAACCTTTATCCACCGCAGATAATATAGCTTCTACTGAATATTGTTCTGCCATATTTTATTCTCCTTTCTACATATTTGCTTTTAATAGTAAATTGCTTAATTTTTCATCTTTGATAGTAGGTACTATTTCACCAGTTATTTCTCTATACTCTTTTTCGTAGTCGAAAAATTCTTTAAAATTTCCGTACGCATATACTTCTTTTCTATTTCTCATCTCTGTTGTTTTAACTACACGATTCAACCATGCTTGCTTGTAAATTAAATGTTCTTCATCTAACAACTTTAATTGAGCACCTTTCATCAGTAAGTTATATTGATTAAGAGTGAGTATATTTATTTCATACATACTTGTGATACCTAGATACCTTACACAATTTACTATTATTTCTTCGTATGCTTCTTTGGAGTTTTTATAGTTTATGCTTCCTGTGGATTCTCTTCGTTCTGTTTCTTCAGATTTTCCCTGTTCTGTTTCAGAATTCTCTTTCCCGCATTACTTTCTTCTAATGCTTTGATTACTTCATCGAATAAAGCTTCGATATCTTCGTGTTCATCAATAAAATTATCAATTTCAGTCTGTGTCGGTCTTTCTTTTTCTAGAAATGTTCCTGCATATAGAACATCAGATAAACTTGCCACATCTCCTCCTAGAATTTCTGGTATTTTCATACTTAAAGACATACCAAGCTTAATTCCTTTAGCTTCTAGTGGATGGTTTTTATCTAATTCACGTACAAAACCAACTCCAAATTTCACTTCTACTGTTTTATTTTCGTTTAATCTTAATTGCATATTATTTTCCTCCAAAAAAATAGCTAACCAGTATTTCTACCAGTTAGCTTTGTTTAATTATTCTTCTGTTGTGTCAATAGTAGTGTCTTTAAACACATATTGAACCACTTGTGCTTGTTCATCAGTTAATGTTGCATAACCTGTTTTCCCAACTCCATTGATTGAAAATTCAAGCTCTAATTCAACGCTATCTTCTGAGTTAGGATTAGTACTAAATTTAGTTACATATCCTCGATAATAAGTAGCTTTATACTTATTAGATTCATTTTTCTCAGCTTTATCAATTTCCCAGATTTCAATAATATCACCATTGATTAAAGCTTCTCTTAATTCCTCGATATGCTTATCACCTTTAGCTACGATTGACTTAGCCGAAAAATCATACTCAACTGCACCTAAATTTTGGACATTTCCATCTTTAGTTTTTTGTGCATCAGCATCTCTACTGATCTCATTACTGTGTTCAGTCTGAAAAGCTAATTTAAAAGCTGCTTCTGTTTTCGCATTTTTTAAAAATCGATATAAAAGAATAATATCTATACCCTTTTTAGCTTCATAAGTTTTTTTTGCTTCTGACATTTATTATCTCCTTATCTTAAATTAAATTCTAATTCAATAACCGCCCTTTTAAGAGGTGTTACTGTTGTTCTATCGTCAAGTATTCTGATATTGCTAGAATTAATATTTAAACTCCACGAATAACCGTCTGTGTGCTCTATTCTCAAACATTTATCTAATATAGCATTTGCCATAGTAGATACTTCTTTTCGTTTTGTTTGTAACCCCCACACAGATAGTGAGAGAGTGACATTTCCTTTTACATCCGTCTTATTAATTGCATAACTAACAGATGTATCTTCCATTTCTACGAATGGATAAGGTACTTCATTCATAGGTTTATAATCATAGACTTTATATCCTAAATTCTTACATATCTTGAATACTTCATCAAAAATACTTTGTTCTCTAGTTTTAATCATGTTAATTTTTTCAAGTCATTAATGAACTCTTTCTTAACCTGTTGGAAAGCAGGTTTAACAAATGGTTGTTTATCCATAAAACGTGTACCATATTCAACGTACGGAGAGTATTTAGTGGTTGGTTTAACTCTTGCCAGTAAACCGCCTTTTTCATTTAGTAAGTTGATACTTCTTCTAGTTTCACCAACAGAATATCCAGCTTTAAATACTGCCTTTTTAACCATTTCTTGTTGTAAACTTGCTCCGTGTTTCTTCACAATTTCTTTTACTAAAGTCATTTGTGCTTTGTCTTTTAAATCAATCTTTAATTTTTTTATGCCATGTATCTTCAGTCCCATCACTATCATCCCTTTCAAGATAAAAAGCTTTACTAAGTTGCTTATCTGCTGTTGGAATATATCGCTTTCCACGGTATTCAACAACATTAAACGGTTTATTATAAGCATTTTTTAAGAATATAACTTTTCTTTGTTTATTATAATCTCCGAAAATCTGAACTGACTTACCAAGTCCTAAATCCATTGTGAAGCATGCAACAATATCTGAATAGAGTTCTTTATAGACATGTTCTCCTGTTTCGTAATCATACTCATTTTTATCTACTTGCTTTAAAATTGCTCTATCTGAATATCTCATTAGAATATTAATAATTGACCTTTCTTTGATTTTTCTTTCTTGAAGTCTTCTCTTAACATTTCATCCCAAGGGGCGAACTCATTTAAAAAAGTCTCATAGTTAACAGAGTGACCTTCAACAGATTCAGACGTAGCACCTTCAGCACCACGTCTGTTAAATCTTTTAATAACACAATCTTCAATAATGAACCTGTATTTATTTTCAATTTCATCTTGTTTATAAGTGAATTTGAAATGGTCAATAACCTTATCAATAAGTCTACATAGGATAGTATCTTGCAAAGTATCACGAATATCTAAATCTTCTTTAACGTTATCTAATACTAAATCTCTATCCATAAGTTAACTCCTAAGGTTCGATATCCAACATATACACATCATCTAATCTTTCGAATGATGGTAAAGCAATCATAGATACTTTAGTTTGAACATTGACAGGATCAACTAGTTTTTGAGTTGTAATAGCAATACCAGTATTTACAACTTTCACTTCAACTCCAGAAACGTTACCACCTAATAAATCAGATTCTTCTGGCGTAGTACCAAATACTGTTTTACCTAAAATAGCATTAGGAATAAATGATACATAACCTTCTGGATAGAATTTTTTAGCAACTCCATCATCATCTGTGAATGTGTCGTTTTTAATCTCAACTTTTACACCATGTGTATCTGAAAGATAATCAGTTAATTCAGTAGTTGTTACTGTTGCTCCTTTAGGTGCTAATGGTTTAACAATTTTAATAGTTGAGTCTGCTTTTCTGATTAAACCGAATGTTTTTTGAGTCATGATAAGAATTTCTGCTTTCTTACCTTGATTTTCCATAGCTTCAATTGCTTTTTCAATATCTGCTAGTGGAGTTGCCCCTGCTTCAGTCCATTTTGTTCCTACAGTTCCTTTCATAGAGTCTTTAACTCCATAATCAAACTCTTGAGCTACTCCGTTATTGTTAAATGAGATTTTACCAGTTGCTAACACTTGCATTCTCATAGCCTCTAGTCTTGCTAATGCACCGTTAAATAAATGTGTTTGGTCATCAAAAATACCAGCAATCACACTATCAATAAGTGCTTGATTACCGGTAGCTTCAATCATATTTAATTGTTGTCTTTCTTCTTCTTTAACTACAATAGCTTCTTTGAAGAATGGCATTTGCTCTTCTGTTACGCTTAAGTTCATTCTCTCACGTAGTGGAGCTTTAGTATCGAACGCAGCAGGTTTTAAAGCTACTGCTTTACCACTTCCACCTTTTACAAATGCTAATTTAATTCCTAATTGTTTTCTAGCAGGGAATAATTTATCTCCTAAAGTAGTATCAACGTTCTCTTGTGAAGCGTTCCAATATCCACTTACATTTTCTGCTGTAATTGTATCGTAAATTAATGCCATATTTTATAGTCCTCCTTATACACCTTTTACAAATTTAATTAAGTTTAATTTTGATTTTACGTTTGCATCAACAGTACCACCGTTGCATTTGTCTTCACGTAGAGTACCTTTAAACACACACGCTACTACTGAGTCTCCGTCAGTTAAATCAACGTCATGTAATGCTACTCCATCAACGTATTGTGCTGTTGCATCACCTGTTAATTTTTTAACTTTTTTTGTTCTGTCTTCGAAAATAGACTTACCATCTCCAGCTAGCAATGTTCCAGCTTTTAATAATTTACGTCCGTTTTCTGTTACTGTTCCTGTAGTTGCTTTATCTACTGTTACTGAAATAGCTTCAAACTCTAAGTTGTGTAAAATTTCAGTTTTATTAAAAATTGTTGTTGTTTTCATCTCTTATCCTCCTAAAATGGTTTTTTGTAACTTACACCTTGTGCCAGTCTTGCTCCTAAGTTCAACGGTTTTTCTGCTCCAGTAGCCCCAACATTAGGTGTCGTTTGTCTAGCAGATTCTTTCACGGCATTATTAACTGCATCTTTAAATGCTTTTTCGAATACATTTACTGCTTTTAATGCATCTTCTGCTGTACCATGTAAAGCGAATGTTTCAGCTAATTCAGTTGGTAATCCTTTACTAACTAAATCTTTCTGAACTTCCACAATTAGTTGAGAGTGTCTAAACTCAGCTACTTGTTTCTCAAATTCTGCTTTTTGGTCCTCAAAGTCTTTATCACGTTTTTGACTTTCACTTAATTTTGAATAGTCTTCACGTTTTTTTATTTCTTCTTCTACTCGTGAATTTATGTTAGCATCATGTTTCGCTTGTTGATTTTTTAAAGCTGTTTGAACTGCTTTATTTACATAGCTATCTAATTCAGATTGAGTAGCAGGTGCTTTAAACTCAGGTTCAGTATTATTTGTTTCCGTTGTTCCCTCATCTGCAAAGTGTTGTAGGTTTAGTTTTAATAAAAATTGTTTGTTCATTGTTTCTCCTTATCCACGCTAGTCTTATTTCTTATTGATTAGTTGTGCACCACTTATCTTTAGAAATAAGCCACGCTAGTTTAATTTGACATAATAAAAAGACCTTTTAACGTCATGTCTAGGACGAAAATGGAAAAAAGGATGTATTTTTCCATTTTGAAAGTAGTTATTTAATTGAAAATGGAAAGTAAGCGATTTATTTCCATTTTGGCATAATAAAAACACCTAACAAAAAATGTTAAGTGTTTAGTAGATAGCTATCTAATTTATAATTTTTAATTAATTCAACATACCTTTTTGGTATTGTTTCTTTTAACATTTTCACAAAATCATCTAGTTTTTTAGGCTTTAAGTTTTCTGTCGAATATTCTCTAAATATTGCCTTGTAGATTCCTCTGTCGATTGTCTTATTAGCCATTTCTTTTTTTGTATAAGATTTATTTAACTTTATAACAGTTGGATAATATGGCGGATAATCTTTTAAGAATTCTTCAATTAACTTATCTTTGTTTTCTCCTTCAATAAGACGATAAAAGAAAACAGTATGCCCAAATAATCTAATTTGTTCATCAGTCGCATCTTCTAATATTTTAGAGTATGCATAACCTTTATATTTATCTTTCAGCATTATTCCTCTACCTCCAATTTAATGACTCTAAGCTCTCTACCAGTATTATCTATTTTTATTTCATCATTTAAAACTTTAAATTTTGTATTTGCTTTAATTAAAAATTCTTTCTCTTCAGGCATATCACTTAAATCAGATATATATGCTCCTATTTTTTGACCTTTCTTCACATCGATTTCATACAGCACATCTCTACTTGACTGTCCAAAATCTTCTGTAACGCTTTTTAGTGGAGTAGTACTAACAAATCCTTTTTCTATAATTGTGTCTCCTTGCTCCAATTTACTTGGTAAATCTGCATAATGTTCGGCAAAACGTCTAAAAGTCTTAAATGATTTTTCTACTTTATATTGTGATAACTTATTACTTAACGATAATAACTCTTTATATTCATTATCATAAATTTCTTTATAGTAGTCTCTATCCTCTAAATAATCTCTTCCAAAACTATTTAAATATCTATCAACACCCATCCTTAACAATTTATTGTAACGTTCATGATAAGACATAGTGTATTCCAGTATAGTATTTTTTTCTTTTTCACTTACTGACTCCATCCAATTTTTATGATTTTCTTGTTTCCTAAAGAAGTCATCAATCTTATCACCGTTATCAAATGTTATCGCTTTTTCTTCTTTAATTATATCACCTTTATCATCTTCTTGTAAATTATTATCCAGCCCTCTAGCTTTACGATATTCAGCTATCTCTTTGTCTAGTTTTTCGCTATCGTAATAAGCTGCACTTGAACATTTACAAAACGGATGCATAGGATAGTAATTTACACCTACTTCTCTATCTTTAATCTTAAAATGTTGTCCATCAAGATGTTTACATATATCACATGCTGTTGGTTCAGAGATATACACATATTCTTCATATCCAGCTTGCTCCATGCTGTCTATTTGAACATCTCCTTGAACTCGTGCCGCTTCAGTTACTAACAATCTTTTAGCTTCATGAACACCAACGTCAAATTGTTTTCTAAGCCTTCCTACTAATTCAGTTGAGTTCCCGCCTTGAATAATAGAACGCCTTAACATAACCTCAATAGTATTCATTAAAGCCTTTTGATTAGTCCACAATGTTTTACTGAAATTTCCGTATTTATAATCGCTATTCACAATAGCTTTAACACCTTCTTTGCTGTATCTCAATTCAGTATCAAGTATTCCAGCTTGTCTAGCGTATTCAGTCTTACCTAACTTTTCTAAGTGATCAGTTATTTCTTTACTATTTTCTTCAGTTAAGTTTGTTAAGTGTAAGTTTATTTCTGCTTTTAACAACTCTAACCTATTAATCCTCATAGTAGCATTGTAAAGCTTCAATTCTTCATTAGCTTCTGGGCTAAAATTTTTGTTCTTAACATACTCTTTTGCTTTCTTCTGAAAGGCTTTTACATCGTGTTCAGAGACTCTCTTTTGTGCTTCCTCTATAGAAATACCTTCTGTCTTTGAATAACGTTCATAGAACACTTTAATTTGATGTTCTACATCTGCTAAGGTAATAACAAAGTTTTTTTCAATCTGTGACATCGTTTCTTTCTCATCTTTAATTTGATTGAGTTGGTTTGCTAATTCTCTTTTCTTCCAGTAATTAAACGATTGTTTCATCTACTATCACCTCTTCACCGTCGTGTAAGTAGCTTTCTATATCCATTTCATTAAGTCCTAAGTCTTTTAAGAATTTCCTTGCTAATGCTTCGCTATAATCTCCAGCTTTGAATTTTTTAAGTATACTTGTGATTTTATAAAGTAGTTTTCCTTTGTCAACATCGTATCCAGTATTTTCTTCTGGTACTGCTGGAGTATCAAGTAATTCTTGTTCTTTTTTCGGATCATCTACAATTCCAGTTAGTCTCATTGCTGTTTCATTAGTCACCATTCCTCCTAATGATTTAAAAGCATTAATAGTTTCTTCAAGCGCTTTAGGTAGATTAGGATTGAATGTGATTTTAAGTTTTGAAATATCAAAATCAGTTAGTTCTTTTACGTAATCACCGATATTAGCGATAAGTTGATATCTACGTTTTAAACTTTTCTCAAACAACGATTGAGTGTCTACTCTTGCTTGCTCCAGTCCAAAAAGTTTATACTTCATAGCTTCACCGCTTTGAACACCACTGAAATTAGCATCTGTCATATCTGGAGTGTTAGTATATTTATGAATATCATTTACAATGCGTTTTTTATAAGACTCAACACCGTTCACGTCATACTGTTTATATAGGTATTTAGCATCTACTTTCCCTTCAGTCCCATTAATATCCACAGGTGGTTTTAACTGAAGTAATCTTGCACGTCTCATTTTACGCATGTACTCAATTTGTTTCTTATTATCACCTAACACGTCGTCTGGGAAAGCCACTTGACCAAATATCGCAAGAATAGCGTCAGAAGTATCTGTCATATAGTTTGCTGTGTCAGATTGAACTGCATCGTATGAGTCAATTAATGATAGCTCACTTTCGTAATCTCCCATGCCTTCAGCCGTATTGAGATATTCTGTGATAGGTACATCGTTAAACATATGTGGTTCGATTGCTAAAGGTGCGATTCCACTATCTTCAACTTTACACTTATGAATAACGTTATTTAAATACACATCTATAAAATGCTGTTTGTTGTCTGATAGTCCTACAGAATAGTATCTTACACCAGCTAACATCTTATCTTCTAAAGTATTATCATAAATCACAAATGTATTTAATGGATCTAACCTCTTAACTTTTGTTACGTCCTCCATTGAACGATAAACTAAATCGTATGCTCTACCTACTTTTGATAAATCTAGTACAAGCATTCTGTTTAAATCATGAAAGCTGTTGACTTTAGCTATCTCTTTCAGTACTTCATCTGTTGCACTGTTTTCTTCTCCGTCTTCATATTCAACTTGAATAGGTTTACCAACTAAATAACCTTGCTTAAACACAGATATACTCTTACCGAAATTATGAATGATTCTAGTATCTGCCATATCTTGCTCACTACGTCTTTGTTGAATGCTAATAGTATGGTTGTTACCTTCTGAATAATCGTATAATTCTTGGATTCTAGGGCGTTGCGTACTTTTGTGATGCTCCAGGAATTCTCTTAAGACTTTATGTTCATTTTCAAATAGTTCTTCAACGTTATTAATTCTGTAACGCATTCTAGACTCTCTATGAAATCTAAGTGTTAATGTTTTACTCTTACCTGTACTATCAACGAATGTTTCATTGTATGCCATTTATTATCCTTTCCCAAAACCAGCAACAAGTGTGCTGTATTGATTATCTTGTTTATTTTTTTGACCAATAATATTAATGTGAGGTATATATCCGTATTGACTAGCGTTGATAGTATGGTCATTTCTATCTTCTGGTTCGTCTTTATCTTCTTTCCACGAATATATATTTAACTCTCTGATATGTTCTTCACAGTGGTTTAAAACTAAGTATTTTAGGTTCTTCATCCAACCACTTGAAATATTAATCCTATCTATGATTTTTACACGCTTATCAGCGTTATAAAACTCATATATCAAACCTTTTTGTTGCTTGTATTTTCTTAATTCCATTATCGTTGCTTGGTCAGCGTTATCTACATAGACTTTACGACAGAAGCCCCACTTATCTTTACAGTAATCTAAAAAGTTATGTAATTTTACTGCAACGTCTGAAGGTGCTATCTTACTGTTGTTAAAGTCTTTATTGTTATAAGTTTTCTCTTCAAGTGCAATAAGTTCTCCGTCTGTTGTGATACCTTGAAAGATAAATGATATTGTATCTTCAGTCTTATCTGAGTAAGATGTATCGACACCACAAGAATAACGAATAAATGTTTTAGTCCTTGCTATATCTTCAGTTATAACGTTTAATTTTCTATCAAACATACTGAATACTAAACCTTCTGCACGTCCTCTTAATCCTTGAATTTTGTTTTTATAAAGTTTTGTACCGACCGCAACTGTATTTTTAATCTTTTCTTTCTTTTCTTCTGATAAACCATAGTTATGATCAAAAGAAAAAAACCAGTAAGTCCAATTAGCTTGCTCTGGTTCAATTAACATTTCTCTTATTTCCTGCGGTGTGTCATATTCATATTTAGGTAATGCTCTAAACCTGTTTATATACCTTGAATAGATAGGGAGTGTAGGGTCGTCTGGATTCATTGTACACATCCAGTAATCACATCGCATTGTTGCTTCTTGCACAAAATCAATATCAGCTGTATTTATTTCATCAATAAAACCACAACCAAACTGTGAACCTAACGCTTTTTCCCATTTATCTCTTGATGAATAACCTAAAATAAATATAATCTTCTCACCACTAGGAGTATCATATTTGATATGAGGTATTTTATAATTAGCATCACCATTACCTCGATATATTATGTATTCTTCAAATATATCAGTAATTCCTAAATCTGATTGAATTATATTCTTTTCAGCATCTCCAACAGACTTTGCACTAATGAAATGTAATTTTTGTTTACTCTGTGCAACTTTCAACATGAATTTAACAACACCTACAGTCGTTTTTCCTGCTGCTGTTGTTCCTTCTAATGCTTCAGCTTCTGCTTTATGCTTCAAGAAATATTTATACTTTGGAGATAACACAATGTTATTCATCGTCTTTTTCCTCTAGCTGAGTTAGGATACTTTCAAGTTTGCTATTTGTTGTTACGTTCATTTCTCCGTCAACCTTAACTTCATTTCTATCAGTCCAATTATTTTTTCTGTTTTTCAACCAAAATATTTGTGCTGTAGTGTTAGGTTTGCTGTACTTATTAATCATTACAACTTCACCAGTATTTGTTACTGTCTCTTCTTGATAATGATATCCTATAGCAGTTTTAAATAAAGCATTCTCTACTTGCCTGTCTACTACTTCTTTTCCGTTCTTTAAGGCTGCCGAAAGTGCCGGAAATTTCTTCTTCCAATCTCGGAAAGTAGAATAGCTAACACCTACATTTTTTGCTATCTGCTCTTCAATTAAGCCATCTCTCGCCCAACCTTCAACCAATAATAAACCTTCTTCTGTTAACCACTCGGTGTACTTTGCCATTCTTTCCACCTCCTTAATTCAGTTAAAGAAAATAATTTCCAACTAAGAATTTTTATTAATATTTCATCTTTCAATTTTAACAATTGTTTAGCAGAGTCTCTTTTATCTGTTTTGGTATCGCTAGTTAAATAAAAATAACACAAATTTAAAATTATTGATGCAAAAACTTCACTCGAATTTTTTACGTTTATATTTTTTTTATTTTCAGATTCAACAATTCCAACAAATTTTGTTTGTTTTTTAGTTAAAATAACATCTAGTAAATTATCGTAAACTACACCATCTCCACCAATTGTCGAATTATATCCGTTTTTAAAAGTTTTATATTTTGTAATATAGTATTTTTCCAGTTCAAATAAATCTTGTCTTGTTGAAGCTCGTTCTAACTCATAATAAATAAAATTTTCTTTTTTGTATTTTCTAATCGCTTTCCCTATAACAGATTCTGCTTTACAGTGTTCTTTAAATCTTTTTTGTAAACTTCTAGTTGTTATCCCTATATATTTTTTGCCATTTACTATATTTTCGATACAATAGACTGATCCATATTTTCCACTAATGATGTACTCATCAGCGAATTTCATTTGTTTTAAATTTAACTTTGCCAATTTTCCACCATCCTTTCTTGACAAATAAAAAAAGACAGTCGTTAAACTGTCTCAGAATTATATATGGTAAGTGATTTTAGGTAAGTAGCATAAAACATCTTACGTACACAAAAAATAGTTTCAAATTTAAAAGGAAGAAAATTATCATCAGTATCATCTTACCTAAAATCATATAATACTATTATAGCACTTACCTACTTACTTTTGTTTATCTCTTATTACTTTGTTTTATCTTTTTTTACTTTTTGAAATATCCTATCGATTTTAACTGCTTTTAATGCTTCAGAATGTTTTCTATTTCTCGTATTAGCTTCAATCTTTAATAACTCATCAATCTCTAACCAGTCTTTACAATCAAAATATCGATATTGTAATAATAATCTATATTGCAAATCTTCAACATTTTTAATACAGTCAAATATTTCTCTTTCTGTCTTAACAAGCTCTACAGTATTATCTATAATTTCACGTTCTAAATTATCGATCTCATAAATTAAATTATCCCAACTATATTTGTTGCCGCCTTTGATTTGCTCTTTTGCATAATCAATAGGTTTAATATTATGTTTTAACATAGATCTTCTATCTTTAATTTTCTCTTCGTTAGAATCTATTAAACGCTTAATATACCATAATTTTGATAAAAATTTCTTTTTCTGATTTGTTTGTCTATCTTGTCTATTCAATACCATTACTTCCTCCTATTATTATATCTTTTCACAATTAATGCCACTCACATCCATAAGATTTATTTTTATTCCTCTTAAGTCATATTCAAAATATACTATTTCATTATTTTTCTTTGCCATATCGAAATACCAAAGTAATTTCTTTGTTGTTTCTACACCAAAAACATAGATTACTTTTTCTCCGTTTTTGAAATTGATTGTAATTTTGTACAGTTTCATTAGCAAAGCACCTCTTTAATCTCTTCTCCAAACTCCTCGATAAATTGTTGTGCAGTGTCATCACTTATAAAATAAGGTAATTTAGAAAACTCTTTATAGCTATATGAATAAAAAGTTTCAAGTTGATTATCTGAATAATCATATCTAACAGTGTATTTTTCTTCATCAGTATCATTCCAGTTAGGTGTCCAACCTCCATTGTGTTCTTCAGCCCACTTATGAAGTTTAAATAGTAATATACGTTCCTTATCGTATTTTTCTGCTTCTTCTCTAGTTTCGAACGCTAAACCACGGAAATATATATTTTTTTTATTTTTATAATCATAATCTTCTAAAGGTATGCAATATCCATCTTCATCTAAATAAGCTAAATGGTTAATATCATCCGGCACTTCCACTTCATAAGGTTTTTTATTCGCATTACTTTCCAAAAACTTAATTCTTAAGTTAGTAATCTGTTCTTCTAGTCGCTTAACTTCTTGTTCTAGTTCTTCGTTAGTCATTCTCTTTTACCTCCTCAGTTCTCTCATAAGCTATATGCTCAACTTCGTTCATATCGATTTCTTTATCTCCAACTATGAAAATACTACTTGAAAATAAGTCTTCTTTTTCTTCTGTGAACATTTCGTAAATTTCTGTAATTTCTGTTAGTTCTTCTTCTGTTGCCTCTGCTTCTACTATTTCACCGTTGTGTAAATATACATATAATATGATTTTGTCGTGTTCACTCATTTTTAGTCCTCCTAATCATCCAATTCTCCGTTATATTGCGGCATTTGCATCCAGTAAATAACATCATTATCCGTGTATTCAAAACCTACTCCACCATCAAATTCTATCCACATATCGGTATATATATCAATAAATTTTCCTGAAGACAAAGGTACAGTAACTAATACTTCTTCGCCAAATTCTGGTATAGGTCCATACCACATAGTTTTATAATTATCTCCGTCTTGTTCTTCTATAGGTAATTCTCTTAATTCTAATTTATTCCATTTCATAGTTATACCTCCACTAATTCTTCATCTGTATAAATGTTACCTATTTTTTCATATAAACCTCTCGGAATTTCAATATCGCAAATAATAGAATGCTTACCTACTGCTACATAACTCCCGTTATTTTGTTTTACTATTCTATAATTCTTATTATTAAATGTAATTATATCTCCGATATATATATCATCTTTATACCTATCTGATATACCAGTATTTTCTAATAAGATTACTTCATCAAAATTGTACTCTACAAAATCTGCATCATCATTAAAATATACTTCCACTACTTCATCATTAAAGTTTATAATCTGAACATCTACTATCCTATCTAAATTTTTTATATATGCTTTAGGTCGTTCCATCATTACTCCTCCACTCTAAACATAGTACAATTCATACCTTCACCATGTTTTTCCTTTATATACCAGTCATAATCAACTCTATTCTCATTATCTCTAATAAGTTCTTTTTTATATCTTTTTACACTTATATTTTCCTCGTTCTTTAAATCACTTAAAATATCTAGTTTAATACCTAATTTCCTATCCATGCCACTATATCCATATCGTTCTTGATACTCTTTAAAAGCACGTTTAAGTACATTTAATTCATATTCTGTTAGTACTAAACCTAATTTTTGATTCTTCATCTTTACTCCTCCGTTACACCTAATTCTTCTAACCTTTTAACCTGTTTATCTCTAATCTCTTTTAGTATCTCTAATACTTTTTCCATTTGTTCGTCAAATAGTAAAACTTTATAACCAAAACATTGTATATGAATATGTCTTTCTCTTTCTATTGTTTTAATCGTCCAGTTAATCTTTCTTGTTTCTTCTACTAAATCAATAGCTTCTCTTAATTCTGAATAATTCATTATTTCTCTCCTATATGCACAATTGCTACTACAACAGTTTCATAACCTTCTCCTCGACCTTCTTCAGGAGGTTTAAGTCGGCTACCATCTTTTATATAATTGATATCTATAACGTATTCGTTCTCTTTTAAATCATTTGAGATAAAATAATTAATTTTATCTCTTAAAGCCTCAACCTCGCCTGTTATCGTTTCTACTCTTTTAATCATTTTCAAACTCCTCCACAACTCCTAACTTTTCCAATTCTTCCGCCAATTCTCTTCTCATTCCTAATAGAACTTGTATAATTTTAAATCTGTGTTCTTTCTTTATTGTTACTCCGTTAAAGCTGGTAGATACCGTTAAAGTTCTTTCAGGATTTTGAATGTCCATTGTAAAACTATCTAATTTTTTTATTTCATCAATTAATTTGTTAGCTTCTTTTATTTCTCTAAAATTCATCGTTTTCACCTCTTTCAAAATTGAACTCTCGTTCCATTTCAAGTTTCAAAGTACAGATGAAATCATATAAAAATTCCATTTCAAAATCCCCATAAATTATCAGTTTTAACTTGTTAAAATCTAACCTTTCTAACTCTTTTTCATCTTTATCAGTAAAAAATAAATTTACAGCATCAGAGATATTTTCTACTTCTATTTTTATTCCGTTCATATTTTTCCAATCTGGTATCTCATCAAACTTTTTACTCAAAGTAAATCTAGTTTTTAACCAATTCCAGTATTTTTTTTCTGTTGTTTTATCAAATTTTTCCATTAAAACTCCAACCTTTCTAACTCTTTTATAAAATGTCTAAGAATAGCAGTAAAGTGTTCTTTCTCTTGTTCACTTTGAAGTTGAATACCTAAGTTATTCTTAAACACAAACTCTTGTTTAGTTCTGTAAGAAATCGTGCGACCTCTATACTCGATAAATAAGTTATCTATATCTTTAAATTTAGCAATTTTAATTTTCATTGTTAACCTCCACACTTAATAATCTCTAAATGTATTTATGCCAAAATTGTAAGCTAGTCTGTATTCTTGACATAGTTTTTCAACCCTATCAATAAATCCCAAATAATCTATATCAGCCCTAAATTCTCTAATTAGTCCTAACGTTATCTTTAAATGATTTTCTAATCTACTTACTACTAATTCATCTAAACTAGAATTTATTTCATCGATATCAATTATTTCTTTCTCTTTTGGGATAGTTGGTGTACTCCATTTATCATCTTTATTTATACAAACTTCAGTATATATAACTTCTTGTTTGTTACAGTTATATATTTCTTTATGAACTTCTTTAAATTCACCATTTTTAGCAATAACAAGAAATAATACTGGAATAGGTGTGTCTTCGAATGCTCCTTCGATTAAATTCAATTCAACTAACCTATCTCCTATTAAATCTCTCATTTTCTGTTCAGTTTTTCTATAAGCAACTCCAGGAAAGCAAATGTGAAAAGCAAATTGTTCTGTATAGTTTAATGATTTTAAAATAAAAATATCATCAACTACACCGCTTTTCTTCCAAGGAAATTCATTTTGAATGTTAGTTTGTTCCTCTTCTGATAAATCTTTAAACTTCATTGAAAATGGTGGATTCATAACGATACAATCAGCCATTACATCTTCATCGAAGTTAAAAAAACTCATATTATAAATATTTCTATTAGGGAATAGATCACTGTTCTTTTCAAACGTATCACAGGATGCTTTTTGTATCTCTACACCTATTAAATGTTTTGGTTTAATAAATTGTTCTAATTGACCGCTACCAATTGCACCATCAAATACTGTAGGATTTTCACCAACATATTTCTTTACCTTCTCAGCCACATATTGCCTTAATTCTTTTCCTGTAATGTATTCAGCATGTTTTTTCGCTATATCTCTATTATTATGTTCAATCAAACGACACTCACTCCTATCTGTATATCTCCTTCAACTGCTTCATTTCTTGTAATTCTCTTATTCTTTCTTTTTGTTGCTGTATTGTCTGATATTGCCTAATATTTTCAGTTGACAATTTTTCAACATTCTCACTTGAAATATACACACCTACCATTAATCCTATTGTGAACATTGCAATCAATATTGATAGTGTGATTAATATTATTTCAATGTTATGCCATAATTTTGTTTTCATTTCTACTTACCTTCTTTAACTTTTCTAATTCTAGCTTTCAAGCTTTGTAATATTTCCTCTTGAACATCCGCTTTACTGTCTAAGGCCCTCATTACATCTTCATCTCTTGTATCTTGTGTTACTAAGTGATGAATTATTACTTTTTCTTTTTGGCCTTGTCTATGCAATCGCTTGTTGGCCTGTTGATAATGTTCTAAATTCCAAGTTAAACCGAACCAACACACATGGTTTCCACCTTCTTGTAAATTAAGTCCATAAGCAGCACTTGCTGGATGCGTCAATAGAATATCTATTTTTCTATCGTTCCAATCATCTTCATCTTGTGTAGTTTTCAATTCTCTAACTACTAAATTGCTTTTTTCTAAAGCTTTTTTAATACGTTCTTTGTCGTGTTGAAAATTGTAAAATACTAAAAGACTTCGCCCTTGTAAACTTTCTACTAACTCAAGAAATGAATCTATTTTTGCGTTATGCACTTCTGTGTAAATTCCCGAATTATCATACACAGCCCCATTACTTATTTGTAATAATTTATTTGATAATGCAGCTGCATTTACTGCTGTTATATCCTCTTCTGCTTCTTCTAGCTCCAGGACAAAATCACGTTCCATTTTGTCATAGTCTTTTCTAGCTTTGTCATTTAAAACAACTGGTATTTCATTGTAAGATAAATCTGGAAGTTCTAAATAGTCCTCAGATTTCATGCTTATGCAAATATCTGATATTTTATTTATGATGTGATCATAAACTCCTTCTTTTACTTTATAATCAAAAATTTGACTTCTATTTCTCTTATTCGGCTCCATATATCTATTTCTAAAATGAGTGATATATTTCTCTAATCTTTCACCTTGATCAAGTAAATATATTTGGGCCCACAAGTCCTCCACGCCATTAGGACTAGGAGTTCCTGTTAACTCAATCAACCTATTAATCTTAGGTAGTACCATCTTCAAAGCTTTAAATCTCTTACTTTGACTATTTTTAAAACTGCTGCTTTCATCAATCACAACTGTATCAAAATACCAATCGTTTCTCAGATAATCAACTAACCAAGGAATATTTTCACGGTTAATAATATATAAATCTGCATTTACACTTAATGCTTTAATTCTCTTTTGCTGACTTCCCAATACTAGACTTACTCTAAAATCTTTTGTGTGATTCCATTTATCCTTTTCTTTAGACCATGTTCCCTCGGCCACTTTTTTCGGTGCAATAATCAACACTTTATTAATTTGAAATCTATTGTATTTTAATTCCTTAATTGCTGTTAATGTTGATACTGTTTTACCTAATCCCATATCAAGAAATAGTCCACATTTTGGAACATTGATTACATGATTAATTGCTGTTAATTGATACTTATGTGGAATAAACTCTCTCACGATATCAACCCCTCTACTAACTTGTCTACCTCTTCTTTATTTTTCACTTTGTAAACTTTTTGTCCTAATTTATTAAAATCTCTCTCTACTAATTTTTGCCTTGCTGAATATCGGCCACCAACAGGCCTTTTTAATTCTACAAAAGCCACAGGTTTATTTTTTAAAATAATAATCCTATCTGGCACACCTGAATAACCTGGAGATTCAAATTTTAAACATAGGCCCTTTTTATCTTTAATTTTTTTTACTAAATATTTTTCAATTTGCTTTTCTAATATTTCCATTTGTCAAAATCATCTCTCATTTTTCATTTTTTAAATTTGTAACTTGTAACTTTATTTTCCCTATATAGTATATAAAACATAGATATTATAGATATTATAGATTTATATAATCCTATATTTTCTATAATACCTTTATTTTTATATTATATATAGGTTTTAAAGTTACAAATTAATATATAAAATACTTATTAGAGTTATTATATCAACGTTTATAAGGTGTAACTTTAGGTGTAACTTTCTATTTTTAAAGTTACATTAGGTTGGTTAAACCCTTGATATAATAAAGTTTTGATTTTTTTCAAAGTTACACCAAAGTTACATTCTGATTTTTGATTTGTAACTTTCTTTTCCCAAAGTTACATTCAAAGTTACAATCTTTTAAATCCTTTTTGCGGGCCGTAATTTCCAAAACGTGTTGCTTTTTCATCCTTAACCCACCCAACAATATTACTAATTATTTGATTTATTTCTTTTGCATCAGTTCTCTTCATAAAACGTAAATCACCTTTTAAGCATTCCTCATACACTTCAACAGCACACACTTTTTGTCTAAATACCATCTGATCTCCTTTATCAAATTCACCAGATAAAATATTTAATCTTGAACTTTTATCAAGTGAATACCAGTTTTCAGTAATAGGTTTATCAAGATAATCACGAATTAAACCTTCTTTTGCGTTTGATTCTTTATGATGTTCCCGTGCTACATTGGCCAACTCTTCGGCCTCCTTACTAAGTTGCAAGCTTTCACCCATTAGAAATAATGCGAAAGCTTCGGCCCACACCTGGTCAACCTCTTTTGGTAAATCGTCCCAAACGCTTTTTTTTATCTCACCTACACAAATATCAATAGGCCAAAAACGTCTATTTCCAGTTGGATCTTTTAAAAATTCATCATCATTTGATGTTCCATAGAAAACACACCTTCTAGGATATTTACTTGTTCGTCTTCCATAAGCTTCTCTGTATATATCTTCTCTTTTACTCAAGAACTGCTTGATCGCATTTGTATCATGCCTGTTCATAGCGGTAAGTTCTCCTACTTCTACAATCCAGCTTCCCTGGATAAGTTCAGAAGCCTCTTTACCTTCAAAAGTTTGCAAACTGTCATTAAACCACTCTTTACCTAATATTGAAAAGAAAGTACTCTTACCTACTCCTTGAGGCCCAGCTAAAATTGTCATTACATCAAATTTAACTCCTCCAATAATGGCCCTGGCCACCGCAGCTACTAAACTTTTTCTTATGGCTTCTCTTGAAAATACATTATCTGCTGCGCCAAAATAATCAATAAGTAGATTATCTATTCTAGGAACACCGTCCCACTGTAAAGATGTTAAATACCTTTCGACATAATTTATCCTGTTTCCATCACTTACAATTAATAATGCTTTATCTTGCTTATCCTGGCCAGTTATTTTATAAACTGTTTCTAAGTATCTAGAAAAGGAAGCATCGTCCACTTCAGACCAATCTCTATGGTCTTTATTTTGATCATAATGTTTATCCCAAGGAAGTTGGCCAAAGACTAATCCCCTGTTACTAAAAATATCAATCGCAATTTTATCTTTTAAGTTGGGATCATTTTCCAGTATTAAAACTATATTATTAATAGTTTTTTGAATTTTACCTTCTTCACTTCTTTCAAGTTGAGAAAGCCAGTTTAATTCATCTTCAGCTTGAGTATTTTCTTCATCGTTACTTACGATTTTAAAAACATCTTTAGCGTTGGCCACCATTTCACTATTCATCAAAGCTGCCACATTAGCATCTTCAAGAGCTAGTTTTTTCATGGCCGTGTAAGATGGATATTTGCTTACAGGTGTTCCGTCTTTTACGTTCTCATCAAGGTTGCTAAACTTGTGTATTCTTATTAGGTCAAAAGCATTAACAAGTTGGCCACAACATGGATCAGTTGCGTGATGTGAGTATAGGAATTTATTATCATATAGCACCGCTCCTCCAGAAGTACTACCACCTGTGAAAGTATATCTATCAGGAGTGGCCGTTGCTTCATACAAAGCAGGGATAAAAGTTTGGATGGCTGTTGTAATATCATAAACTTTACAAAACGATCCAACTAGCCCGCTTTTAGTTAATGGATCTTGTTGTCGGGCCAAAAGTTGTTTTTGTTTAGTATCTTGACCAGGGACGTGTGGCCACGTTGAAATGTCAGTCCAGTCAGCATACATATTAAGCACACCAACACGGCTACAAAATTGTCCTGGATAAAACTGGAATATGTACTCACTATCAACCGAACATGATGGATAATACATAAAACGGTTAACTTCAAAAGTAGTTGGATCACAATTTTCAATTCCTAATAAACTACCTAATTTTCTAGCAATAGGTTCATACTCATCTGGAGTACAACTTTCATCAAGTGGAATAAGCACCCTAAGTCTAGGAGTATAATTACTGTGCTTTCTAGTTGAATAAACAACAGAAGTACAACCAAGCGAACCTACTCTTTTTAAAATATCGTCCGTCATATTAGGTTGAATGTTGTCTAAGTCTAAACACACAACATCACGACTGATTATGTTCGTTGCTTTTCTTCTCCCATCTAAAAGCTTAGCACCTGTGAAGCCCCCAACATCTTTTAGATTATCTTGATCTGATTTTTTCATCTTGAGAAATTCATCGTATTTCTCTTGAGTTCTAACAGGAGATTTTAAAGTTTCTACAAAGTCAAGCCAACTAATGTCTGTATTTTGCCAAATAGTTGCTTTTCTGTGATTTGCTTTAGCAATTCCTAATAATCTATTTGCTTGCACTTTTTAACCTCCTTCCTAATCTTTCATATAATATTTAGTTTCAAATCCAGCACCTTTTAGCACTAACCCAGGAGCCCAAGGAATAGGCTCGGCCAAAATATTATTTACATCATCTAGTTTTTCATCATCGTAAGCATCTATCACCACTTCATCGTGAATATGCATTACAACATCATAATTTTTTTCGTATAGTCTTAATAATGTTTCCGCTAGGCAATCTCTTGCTATTGCTTGAACAATATTCTCGACTAACTTTCCACCATAAGTTGAGTTAACTTCCCATTTTTTAGTGGTTTGGTTAACCCCGTAATAATGGAGTGCATCTTTTTCAAACTGGTTCAATTTTAAAAATGGCTTAGGATAATAAAGTGAACGGCCACTAGGTAATTTAATCGATATAAAATCAAGGCCGTACATCATATCCCATTCACGTTGTATTTCTAGTCCTCTTACATATTGAGTTCCGTTGCCATTCATAGCTTGAATTACAGCATCTCCAACGGCATACCATAATCGGACAATATTCTTATTAGCTTCTCTCCAACGAACCTTAATATCCGTAAGTTCTTCACTAGTAAGGCCCATTCTATCAGCTCCCATTGCTATTAAAGCTGATTCACCGCCTTGATATCCTAATGCTAATGTTGCTACTTTACCACGTTGCCTTAAGCTGTACTCAGGATTACCTTTTGAGATTTTATCAATCGGAACATTAAACATCTGACTTGCTGTTGCCTCGTAGATTTTACCGTGTGTTGCGAATACTTCATTAACCCACTCTTCTCCAGCTAACCAAGCAATTACTCTTGCTTCAATAGCACTAAAATCACTTATTATAAACTTATCCTTACTAGCAATAAATGCTGTTCTTACTAGTTGGCTAAGTGTATCTGGAACATTACCATATAGAAGTTTTAACGCTTCATAATTACCAGATTTTGCAAAACTTCTAGCTGTGTCTAGCGTATCTATGTAGTTTCTAGGTAAGTTTTGAACCTGCACTAATCTACCAGCCCAACGGCCAGTCCTGTTAGCTCCGTAAAACTGTAACAACCCTCGAACTCTATCATCTTTACACATCGCATTTTCCATTGCCGAATACTTACTGACACTAGTTTTTCCAAGTTGCTGCCTTATCTCTAAAACTCTTTTAACTTTCAACGGTAAATTATCTCTTGTTAATAAATCAGAAATAACATCTTTTGTTAATCCATCAAGTTCTTCACCTAATTGACTTCCAACCCAAGTTTTAAGTTGACTAACACTATTTGGATTTTCAAGTTCGGTAATTTTAAAAGCTTCCTCTGTTAAATTATTAGTACTTTCTAAATCGATAGAAAGCACACCATTTACAAGTGATCTATCTACCATTACTCCGTTAGCATTCATTAGAATATCCATTTCCCAAAGTTTTTGTTCTTTTGATGGAACTTCAAAAGCCTTTATATATTGATAAATTTCATACTCTGCTTCTACGTCCTGCATATTATACTCACAGTATAGTTTCCACTTCTCTAAATCATGATGCGGATCATTCCAAGTTCTACCACCGTTAGTCTTTGATGGCTTACAAGGAACAGAAAAATATTGAATTAATCTGCTTCCAGTTGTCAATTTTTTCTTATCTTCAGCAATACCTATTGCCTTACCAGTCATTCCTAATCCAGCAGGCAACCCTAGATAAGTAGCATGCATCATTGTGCACCTCCACTGAGATATATTAGTTTCATATCCAGCCCTATTTAAACAGTACCACTCAAAAGCAGCATTATATGCATGCTTAATACAATCTGGATTATTTAATAAAGCAACGATATCATCTGGAATTTTCTCACCTTGTTTTAAATCTACCAATTTAACTTCCGAATCATTAAGTTTGTAAGAGAATAGCAAAATTTCAAAGTCTTCAGATTGAGCATATTTGTAAGCCCCACATTTAGATATATTCTCACTGCTTCGTGTTTCAATATCAATACTTAAATGTTGCATATAGTCCTCCTAAAAATTTAGGGGGGCTAACCCCCCTTAGTAATTTATTAATATTAAAGTGGAAGTCCAGTTATTGGATCTATTCCAATTGAACCTTGTTGAGTTGGCTGTTGGTATTGAGGTGTAGTTTGTTGATAATGCTGTACAGGTTGTGCTTGCTGTGGATTCGGGAATGGATTAGGATTTGATGCACCACCTAATGCACTAAATACTTTATCAGCAGACACAGGAGCTCCACCTAAGACTTCACCATCTCTAACTTTTTGAATGTGAGTAAGTCCGAACCCTACACCTTTTTTACCAGTGTGCATATAAGGGAAAACATTAATTGCTACGTTCGCATAAACTCCTGAATAAATTTCAGATTGATTTAAGATAGGTTGAACATTTTGATCTACAATTTGAGGTTGTCTATCAGCGTTTGCACTGGCAGTAAAAACCCAACAACCTTTACATTCATCTCCGAAAGGTGTTCCATCTTGCTTCACTCCATCACCATCATGAATAGGATTAGCAACTACAGGAGGCATTACACCGTTCCATTTCTCATTTAATCCTTTTTGAGCCGCAGCTTGAATTGCTGCATCTAATCTTTGCTTACTATTTAAATCGCTTTTCGGTAATAAAATTGTAGTGCTGTATTTTGGCGGTAAATCTGGATTATTTGAGTATGGTTTAAATACATTTACATAACTTAATCTCACGTTTTGTACTACTGCTGTTGTTTCATTTGTCATAATTTTAAAATCTCCTTAATTTCGGTTTTAATTTATTGGTTTAAAAATACTAGTCGCTTTTACTGTGTCAGTAATCGCAGGTCTTTTATCATTTTCAAATACTAAAGTAGGTTTACCTGTGCTTGTGACGACCATATCACCTACTAAATTATTAAATTGTTCTTTTCCAAGGGCCTTTTCCAGTTTGGCCAAAGTCAACGGTACTTTATCATAGATTATTGCTTCATCAATACCGCCGTCCATTAATTTCTTAAGTGCTTCATCTTGATTAGTCCAAGAGCGTGAAGTTCTACCAGCTACTGCTTTTAGCCCCTTAACATTTTCACCAGTTAAGCATAGATTCAAGGCATAAGCTTTTAAATCGTTAACCCACTTCGCTATGTCTTCACCTCGTGAAATATATTCGAATAATTTATCTCTAGGAATTTCATTAGGATTCAGGTGTATTTCCGATTCTAGAGATAAATTATTCTCTGCCCTGGCCGAACAAATATCACGGGCCTTACAGAATTTACAAGCCTTAGCTGATGGTACTAATTCACCTGTTCCACTTAAAGCCTTGCTTGATTGAACGTTGAAATAATCACCCCATAATAACAATTCGGTTAGGTCAACTTCCCAACTTGAATAGTTATTTAATCGTGGTTGCACTATATTCATTTCAATTTTTTTGATATCGTAAATTAAGTTAAAAGCGTTGTAAGCACCAAGTGCATATAAGATTAATTGTTCATTTTTCTCGGCTGAGACAGGAACACCTTTTCCATATTTCAAGTCGATAATAGAAAGTGTAGTTCCGTGAATTAAAATACAGTCACAAGTTCCAAATCCACCAGGAACCCAGCTAGAAAAATCTACTCTTTTTTCAATCTCTATATATGGCTTAGATGGAAAGCTTAGGGCTTTTTCTTTTATAAAATCAACATAATTGTCAGTGAACCCATCCATTTCAGCTTGATATAATTCATCTTCTTTTATCTTTTTAACTGCTGCATTAAGCTTTCTTTTACCAAAGCCTTTAGAATCTAAATAATGCTTTAATTTAAGTTCACTTAATTCATGTGCCAATGTGCCTTCCTTTGCATATACAGACTCAGTGTCTGGAATACCTTCCTCCATTTGCACGCTACCAGGACAGGTGGTCCATCTACTGGCACCACTAGCACTAAGCTTTGCATGAGCCCTTTCTTTGTGATTAATCTCAGTCATTAGATAGCCGCTCCTAATTCTCGTAATCTTAGTGCAAAAGCTCCGTATTGCTCTAGCGGTATTGATGTAAGAGCTGGCGAGTTAAACTCTTCTAACAAGTCTTTTAAAAGTTGAATTTTACCTGCTTGAACTAGAGTACTTGATGCACGTTGTAAATCTTCTAAAGTATAGGCTTTTTCAGCAACAGGTACTGCAGTTTGTACAGGTTGAGTTTGCACAGGCTGTTGAACTGGTTGTACAGGTACTGTTTGCTGAACAGTTTGTGTTGGTGCAGTTTGTACTGGCACTGATTGAACAGTTTGTTGAGTTGGTACTTGAGTTTGTTGCACAGGAGAATCTTTAAAAGGCTCCACATTAACTGCTACATCCTCAACAGCATTTCTATATTTCGCTATAATTTCATCTAATAAAAGGGTATCCTCCTTATTTGTGATTATCACATTTGCATTTACTATTAATTTCATTTTTTAATCTCCTATTTTAAATCTTTTAATAATCTTCTACCTTCTTGAATATACTGAATTTTTGTATTATGATCTGTACATTCTTGAATATTTTCTATAACAACATCAACTAATTTCTTCAAATATCCTCTTCTTGAGAACTCCTCTGAAGAATGGTTATAATCTTTCAAAAATGCTATACTTTCTAAAGCGGTATATTTACCATCTTCAATTAAAATTTCACCGTTATTTTTTAGTTTACTTATAGCCATTCTCATTTTTGAATAGGGAAAGCCTAAATCGTTAACTAAATCATACTTATTGCATTCAGGATTAGTGTATATGTAATTTCTAATTGCTTGAGTTAAATTAACTCCAGTATTCTTCCTCATTCTTAAACTCCTCCATTTCATAGACTTTATTGATTAAAATGTCAATAACTTCTCTTATCTTTCTACGTTCCAAAGATTCGAAATTTCCATAATCTACACAGTCTGCAAGCTTGTTCCCTGTGAATCGTAAATCCGCTATGATGTCTGAATATTTTTTATTCTCCATTTTCTTCATCTCCTAATTTATCGATAAAATCAGATATAACAGACTTAAATATCTCTCCACCATCAATCATTACACAATTTATATTTCTATCTTTTAAAAACTCTTTCTCTTGAGGAGTTAATAGAGAATTTAACTTATCAAATACAGCTATCTCTTCTTCTTTTTCGTTTAATAAATCATTACCTTGATCATCAAGTAATTTTGCTTTATATTCCTTACCTAAAATAGAGCTAAGCAAGAATGCTGCTTCTTGAATGATTTTCTTAATATCAGTTGTCGGTTCATCATGTTTCTTACATAATCTAAAATATCGTTTCCCAATATTTCCATACCAAAAAGCTTGTTCATGAGTTAAATTAGCATCGTTTAGCAAATCTTTTAATATATATCTTGTTTCAAGCTGTAAACTATCTACAATTTTTTCCTCTCCATCAATAATCACAGGAACATTTCTAAGTTCAAATTTATAATGTTTTGGATTAGGTTTGTTAATATTATCTTTTGTCACTTGCTTTTTCCTCCTAAATATGTTATTTTAAAGTTGCATATTTTTGTAAGTAGTCGTTTTTTAAGACGGCTATTTTTTTATGGGATAAACTTCCTTAACAGGTTTGACCTCTTCAAACAATTCACCTGGGGTAATTCTGAAATAATTACACAATATATCAATAGTATTCATTTGAATAGCTTTTATCCTACTGAATTTTATGCTATTTAGTGTCGTTCTACTCAATCCTGTATCTTTTGAAACTTGTGTTATTTTTAAGCTTCTTTCCGCCATCAATTCCCATAGTTTGATTCTGTATTGTTTCAAATTAAATCACCTCTCTTATTTGTTGCCACTGCTTCCATATCCACCAGTTCTTTCTTGTGACAGTATTTCAATATTATCAATAGGTAAAAACTGCATAAATATTCCTTGACCTATTCTTGTGTGTTTTTCTATGATTACTTCTTTATCTGTGATGTTGTCATATAGAAAAGTGATATGTCCCTCATTACTTTTGTTGTTGTAAAATCCTTTATCAATAACAGCAACACTGTTACTCATTCTCAGTCCGTATTTCTTTGCCATACTAGATCTAGCGAATAACAGAAGTACTTCACCATCATTCATATAAGCTTTAACCCCTGTAGGAATTAAGTTGTTAATTGTTCCAGGTCTCAAGACTACTCTTTCTGCAGTGTAGAAATCAGCACCACCATCACCAACATTTGCAATCACAGGTAGTTTACCATCATATCCTTTTACAAGTTCAAATCCTCTCATTTTATTCTCCTTTCTTCTCTATATAAACTAAAATACTTTCATCTTTTATGTAATCTAAAAATTCTTCAACAAAATCACAATCACTTTTTAAATACATTCTAGATAAAGCTGCTACTAAGTTGTCACTTGTAATTTTCACATGATCAAATAGTTCACTCTTAACTTTTAAATGTTCACCTTTAATAACTATCATCTTCTATACTCCTTTCAATTCATTTAAATCTATATCTAATGCATTTGCCAACCTTACAACATAATCAAATTTTAATGTAGCATTTATCCTATATCTAAAATTGTAAATGCACGTTTTTGGCACACCACTTATTTCTGATAATTCAGTAGGTTTGATTTTCATCTGTTCGATTTTCTCAATTAGCACCTCTCTAAATTTCATACTGTATTTAATGTTGTTTTTTCTGCTTACCTTATATCTAGTCATTGCTTTCACCGTCTTCAAATGCAAACTTGCCGCGTTCATCTAATATATAGAACGGTAATAACGTTGCTCCTAGTAGCAGTGCAAGTATTGTTCCCCATTCAATATTACTTAAAATGAACACACACACAGCAATTACAACACAAGTCCAGTAGTAAGTGTTAAATTTTCTTCTTCTTAAGTTATTCATTTTCTTAAGCTCCTTTCTTTAAGCGTTTTTCACGTTTTTTGTCAAGCTCCTTTTGATTGATGTAATTGTAAACTCTTATTTTATGGAAAGTAATATTAGTCTCAATCAAACCTTGCATGAATTCATATGAATTCTCTAGTCCTTCTAGCTCTTGAATATAAGCGTTAAATTTTGGTGTTGACTTATCCATCTTTAAGAACTTTTTTAATTCACTTCTAGTCAACCAATTTTCTGGTTCTTGAATTTTGTCTTCATATGCTTTGTACATTTGATCACCTCCCTTATTTTTTAAGAAATAACTTTTAAATTCTTAGGTATAATTAGTTGTATGTAATCTAAATTTACATATTTAATAGTCGATTTATCAAAGGTTAACTTCACAAAACTACTTGATACTTCGGCT